ATTTTAAACGTATGTCTTGAAGAACCTTGTTCCAATAAGCCAACATAAAAGCCACTTTTTAATTGGACAAGATCAAACTCCAGGTTGTTATTTCCAATATATACAGACAATTCTTTATTAAAAACTTTTCTCCCTTGCATGTCGAAAACAGACAACATTGCATTCTCTGAAGATGTTGCATTGAAACTGATGGTTAAAAAATCCTGAACAGGGTTAGGATACACCTTTACCTCCTCTTCATGATTTGTTTCTGAAATATTTGTCGGAAGTGGTGAAGAAGAAACAGATTTTGCACTTTTCACCAGAAAAACTCCAAATTCTTTGCCGGTGTGCGGCGTTGAAAAGTCAATATTATCTCCTGAAGGTTGAATAATCTCGGTGAGATGCATCGGTATTTGAATAGAACCTCCCTTATATGTTCCCTGCAGTATAGGCTCAAAAATATTTTCAACATCATAAATACGGTATCCCTCGTTTACAGGAAGAATATCACTCAAATCTACTGAAATATAATCCAGGTTTTTCCAGTTATAGGCTACAATATGTGCTCTTCCCGATTCATAATCATTAGCAATTACTTTGACATGATTCTCCAAATCTCGAACCGACTGGTAACTACTATTAGTATCATAACCAAATTGATTCTTCCATTCTGAAAAAGTCAAATTATCATTGCTGTTTTCATTAAAGAAAACCTGAGTATCCCCAAAATACTTATTTTGGTTCCAATCATATTCATTAACAGGAAATTCATCTGGATAAAGCAATGACGTTAAAGCTTGATCTTCTTCTCCGATAATTACGTTATTACGTATTATTGCTTCACTAAACCTTTGAATACTGAAAACTCGCTTTCCTCTGGCAATATAATTCCCCTCTATAACACAAGATTCACTATCCGTATTATACCCCATAACCATACCATTACCAATACTTCCGGGAGGCTGATAAGAATAATTATTGATCATTTTCAAGTCCCGAGTAGGTACATTACCCCCCATCATATAATTTCTCATTTCTCCAATGCCATCCTCATTTATTATCCCCAAATCAAATCGCACATACTTTTAAATCGAATTGTGTAAAAAATCTTACCCTGTAATAGTTGTAACGACTGCTGGATTCTTCACAGCCTCAATAGCTGAATTACACAACACTTGATAATTTGTGTCTGTAACTAAGATTCCAGAATCAATAATACTTGAAGGTGCTAAGCTTGTTTCTGCAAGTATACGGAAAGAAGTCTGGTCACAGCTAACTCCATTCAATGGACGAACGATCTTCTCGTATATTGTACAAGCAGCAATAAACCCTCCTGCCGGATTTAAGTGATGCCAATCACCCTGAGCATTCACAAATCTATTATAGTCATTTGCGAAAGATAATGTTCGGGCATTCTGAACCGCCGTACCAGTTGGGATAATATTCACAACGCCACTATTCCTAGAAGCTTCTTTATTGTAGTCCATTACAGCTTCCCACATTTCTATTTCCGTAGCATAACCATAATATGTCACGTTATTGTCGAGACTTCCAGCCCATGTTGCGTTTAAATAGAATTTAGGACAATACCCAAGTATGGATATTATCTTTTCAATCAACAAGCCCAAGGTTGGCATGAACGGATAATCCCAGGGCGTGTACTGATGTAGTATGATTGCATCCCATCTTTCATTTAGTAATCCGTATTCTCCTGTCTGATTGTTGAGGGTTTCAGTATTAACTCCATTTTCATACTTGTTCCACACATAAGGAGTTGTTTTATCATTAAGAGCTGCAAGATGTTGATGTAATTGCGTACCCCCGGTGTACAGGTTCCCAATTTTAAGATTAACAGTTATTCCAGAACTGGCGATTTTACTAAGGTAATGTACAGAGTTCCGCATGAAAGAGTTGCCGAATCCAAGAATTTTCAAATCAGTCCTGAGATTGTTCGCAAAACAATTCTCGCCAACACTGTTGTTCAACGTCGATCCTAACACTGAAAGATTATCCGCTATCTCCCCAGTCTTCTGAATCAGAATATTAGAATAATCTAGAGTTGTATCAATTGTCAAACCACAATACTTCGCGCCCTCCGGAGGATTATTTGAGGTAGTTCTTCCAAGACTATCACTTCCACTACCAAGGTCAAGGACAGATGAATACCATTGATAAGCTAAGATAGTGCAGCCAGATATCTCATCTGCTGTCCCATCCTTGCTCAAACGAAAAAATAAAACTCCTCGGTCAGCATACGATTCTAAGACCCCTGTTATGGGTATTGACGCACCTTCAACAACGTCAGCGCTGTAATTATATTCATTTAATAAAAAATGATTATCAGCTCGCGATTTATACTCCCCAGTCTTCTGAATCAGAATATTAGAATAATCTAGGGTTGTATCAATTGTCAAACCACAATACTTCGCGCCCTCCGGAGGATTATTTGACGTAGTTCTTCCAAGACTATCACTTCCACTATCGAGATCAAGAACAGATGAATACCATTGATAAGTCAAAATAGTGCAGCCGTATATCTTATCTGCTGTCCCATCCTTGCTTAGACGAAAAAACAACGATCCTCTACCAGCATACGATTCCAAGACCCCTGTGGATAATATTGACGCACCTTCAATAACGTCAGCGCTGTAATTATATTGGTCTGTTAGATGATGCGAATCTGCTTGCATTTTCACAATATCATTAGCAGTTGCTGCCTTTGACAATATACTACCTATTGTTGCATATTCTGTCGCATTATTGTCACTATTGGCCAACAGCAACCTATCTAAATCATTTACATTAACCCTCTCATTATACACCGCCGGATCCGCATACGTCTTAGCCATAATACTATATTTTTAAAGTTTTTATATCAAAAATGTTCTGTTAATACTCTTAGTCTGTATCAGCTCCCCATCGCTGTCAACAATCTCATCAGTGTCGCTATCCTGGAGGACTGAAAAGACATCGGTGAGGAGCCTGAATTGCTGTTCTGTACCTTCGGCCATGAGTGGTTCGCCGTTGCTGTCCAGTATCTCATCGCCGTCGCTGTCGTATATTGCCTCTGACACACTAATGGTCACTTTCTCAAGTGCGCGGGACGGGCCGCCGTAGCCTCTCAGCTTCTTACCTGAGGGGCTTACAGTGTCTCGCTTGTTGCGGAGCCAGTATGGTGTGTCAATGTTCTTTATATTCATCACTTAATCTCTTCAAGTGTTACCTCAATAGTTCGGGCCTTTACGTTGTGGCTCATGCCCGTGATAATCCATTGCTTGTTGCCCCATTTTGCATCACCTCTTTTGGTTAAGAGAGAATACAACGGGATGTCATCGGTCAGGAAACTTATCGTTAACACTACCTGGTTATCCTGGTATTGCCTTACCATCTTGTCGCCTTTGAGCATCTCAAGATCTGGGACAGTAATGCCGTTGGCTGAGGCTGATTCGATGTAATCCGCACCTACATTTATTCCGGCCACATCAGCGATGTAGCGAGGGTCGGCACTGTATGTAGTGAGCTCGTCTGTAATGGATTCACTCTTAAACTTATCAGATAGAAAGAACTGCATCTCTTCATCACTCAAGTCTCTTTCTTCTCCCGTCTGGATATCTGTAAGATTGGTGTTTACATCCTTGATTGCCAGATAAGGTATTGTTTCTTTTATATCACCTATTTCAACCCCATCTTTAACTCTGTAGTATTCGTTATACCAGATCACTTCCATCCTGTAGATCGAGCCAAAATCAGCGGGAATATTCATCTTTACTTCGATATCCTTATTCAAGACTGTCTCTTTGTTCCCAGCCTCATTGATGTCGTCTATCACGTAGTATGTCTTATGAGACCCGGCAATTAAAGAGTATTGCAACTCAGGAGAGTCAACTGCTCCATTGTCGGTTACCGAAAAAGCAATGTTTCCATTATTGTCTTTAAAGTAGATGCCGATTGAGCCCTTAAACGTACTATATTCATTAGCTCCCGCCTGTTGATAATATAGAACCGTGCCATCGTCAGACCAGCCAACTCCTCCCGACATCATTCTCGCTATGAAAGATATTTGAATAAATGTTTCGATTGACGGGAATAAAAAAGGTGTGGTCATTGCATATCTAAACGCCTCCTTTAATATGTCATAACTGGAAGGGAGGTCAGCGTCCGCGCCCGAGTAATATGTGTCCGGATAAACATAGTCCTCAAATTTTTTATATGGATTATTGATAAAGATGTAATTATTAAAATCCACATCGTCTTCATTCGGAGCTATTGTCACGTTATCAACTACCTTTATTGCCTTATACCCTCCCGGATGAGCTACTTTCATGTATGCATCGGTAGAGTTAGGCAACTGTTCTTTTGTGTTGACCTCGAACCCTCTGAATGTTTGATATTTGATTAACCACAAATCAGACCCCACATGCCCAAAGTCGCCCAAAAACCCACCGACAACATCATAATCAGCCCATGTGCCATACTTCGAATAACTGGAGGCATCTCCTCCTGTGTAGTTTGAATCGTCATCAAAGTCTATCTCCTCAAGTATCTCCAAAACGTGGCGGTTTCTTTTCAACTTATAGAAGTTCACTCCTCCCTCCAACTGAAAACTCGAACTCACCTGGTCAATACCCGCAATATCCTTCTCAACGTTGATCTGTGAGGTGGAGAATACACTGCCACCATACGCAGCAGTGCGAATATTGATAGTACCTTTTTTCAGGTACTCATAATCAACAATCCAGACATCCTGACCAACTACCAAGAGGGTGAGGGTGAAGGGGGCCAGTATGCTCTCAATAACTTCGCGGGCGGTCATTACCACATCATCCTCATCAATGTAATTGTCCTGGTTAACGGTTAGGTATTGGAGTATGATTTTATTCGGGTCTGTCCACATTCGGTTAACACGAAGGTCGCAGGCAAAGACGATATTGCGGAAAGGAAGCTCCATTTTTGCAAGAGCTTTTAAAAGCACTTGATATATGGTTGCAAGGCCCTTGTAATTCTCACCCCATTCGCCCACATAATTCTCGCGCTCCAGAACGTTGATGCCGTTGTTGCAGCTTATTGTTACATCGTAGTTGCTGTCAAGGTCAAATGGCTCGTTGTATGTTTCCGGATCTACGTAGCCCATAAAGTCAATGGCTCCATCCTTATATACATCCACCCGCCACTCTTTATGATCGGCAGTGTACAGGTCGATAAACTGCCTGTCCTCTTCCGAAAACAGACGTATCTCGCACCCGGCACCTTTTACCGGTGCAAACTTATCGGCACCGGGAAACGTCTTAACGTATGGCTCAGCTGCGGCAGTTACTTCAGACACCACGCCCGTATAATCCCGCTTCTTGAGCTGAATCTCATAACGGGAATGGTCTGCCTCATCCCAGAAGTATGCTTTATATTTGATGCCGTAGTATGCCATTATCGTTGTCTGCTTGTACGTCGGTTATGATTATTCAATACGCCTACCAGTCGGTCGCCTTTTATCTCAAACTCTACCTGACCACCTTGCGGGCTGCTGTCATTTCTCAGGATCCCCCGCAACTTATCCAGGGGAGCAATAACCTCCGGGTTACTCCTTGCACCAGGATACTCACCCATGAGCCCCATGGTAGGGCCGTAAACCATACCCCCGTCAGCGAATTGAGGTACCAGAGAGTTAAATGCTGTAGTTGCCATAGCTGCTGCTGTAGGTGCAGCGATAATATTAAGAGGAAACGGCAGTACTGATTCTCCAATAGCCTTTGATACAGCTCCGGCAACACCTTTTGCAATGTATCCGGTAATTACTTGGCGAATTGTATTAAGGATATTGCTTCCCATCTCTGCAAAACTTTCCGCCCCCTGAGATGCTGTTTGCATCAACGAATCTCCTAGCTCGGTACTGAATGCCTGCATTAACTTCATCTGTTCAATGTTCTTTCCCTGGGTTTCAGCCAGCTGATTCTGCATATTAATAAGCCCCTGAATAGCTTCGCCCTGCACAGAGTAACCCTCGTCAATAAGGGTCTGGATACTATCTGAAAGTATATTCTGCTTATCAGTGAAAAGTGTAATTTCGTCACCGTAGAGTTTTGCAAACTCACCGGCTTTTGAAAACTCCCCATTAAGCTCGGCAAGCATGGCACTGAGTCGGTTCTTGTTACCCTGTGCACTGGCGGGGTCGAACAGGTTCTCTTCAAGAGATGGCAGTTCAGCATTTCCTGAAAAGCTTAATTTTTCCAAGTCGATTGGAGGAACAGGAACAGGCTTAGCTGTGAATGCCTGAGCAAAAGACTCCGAAGCCTCTCCACCAGCAGTTGATGCCTGTTTTTTTACATCGTCAACGGGTATAAATTCAACTTTTTTCCTGGATAACGTGTTTTCAACTGCCGTCTTAAAATTATCAGCAACCCCTTCTCCAAGTTCTTTAGCAATCCCCAAGGACTCGCTAAACCCGTTTGCAAGAGTTCTCTTTAACTCGGAAAAATTAAAAGTGAACAGATTTTTTATGGCTTCTCCTGTTGTTTTTAGAACATTCCAAATGTGCTTAAACACAGCTTTTACAGTCAACCAGACGTTGTTAAACGACATCTTAATGTACTCAACGGCGGCGCGAAACACCATTGACTCGTTGTATAAATCAATAAACCAATTCACAAGCTCAACCCCTTTACGACGCATATCTTCAATAACCTCAGGATTGAACACCTTTGCCAAAAGAGTACCTATTTTGTTAAGTAGCGGAATAAACAACATGCCAAGCGACTCCATTACATCGCCCATTGTGTTTTGAAATTGCTGCCAAGGCCCAAGCCCGGTTTTTGCAGCTGCTTCGGCTTGCCCTCCAAAGGCGTCAGTTAAAGACCTGGTAAGTGTGTCAAGTCGCTCAGTGCTGCCTACCGCCCCCTCAACCTCAAGTCCATAACGGCTAAGGGCATTCGTTTCACTCCCAAGTGTCTTCCCAATAAGGTCGGCAGCATTTTTTAAATCCATCCCCTTTGCTGACGCGAAGTCCTGAATCAATGGAATAACCCTTTTTAACGCCTCTTCCTGCTTGACGAATGGAGCCACCAAAGAAGCAGCTTCAATCGTCTGCTCATCTCCGTACAATGTTTTTTTCTGTAGCTCACCTGCCTGCTTAATCAACGCTTGCTGGACATCCTCTCGTCCTTTTAAAGCAGTAAGCAGCTTGGCCTCCGCCTTTAACTGAACGTCAGCAGCTTCAGAGGCAGCTTTTGCAAAGTCCCATACTTTTTTAGCACCATAAGCAATAGCAGCAGCTCCACCTACCTTCTTGAGCATTCCCATTGTCTTATTTGTGCCCTTCTCGAATTTGCTGGTGTCGGTCTTCAGATCGACTATATACTTGTACCTGTTACCCATTCCACTTGTTTTTTAACGCCTCAAATCTGTCCTGCGTACTTTCCTTTGGCTCATTGGCGGCTACCTTGTCTTTTTCCCAGGGAAAAATAATGAAGTCGGTTAATCCTAACTGATTACCTTTAGGAGGACAAAGAGACCTGAACACCTGCCACCTCGTTCTCTCCCACAGCTGCTTCTCTTTATGCTCTGTATTCCTCACCCATGCCTGCCAGGTTTCTCTGAACTCAAAAGGGGTCAGGTTAAGGAAATCCTCCAAACCCAACCCCAGTTGTCCTATGGCAATTCCAGTGAGTTGCTCGATGGTCAGGTCGTCATCCTTTTTTTTTAGTGTCGGAATCGTCTTGCGGTTCCGTGTCTTCAGATTCGTTAACTTGCGAAAGCTTTTCCAAAGCATCCGGCTCCACCTGGTCAACAAATTCATCGAAACTAAAGTCAAAAGGACGCTTCTCTCTTATTGCAGCCCCTTGCACCATGCAATAAAGACTGTAAAGAATTGCTTCCAAGTCCCCTTTTACGAGGTCTTTCTGCCCATACTGGCTTCTGTTAAAGCTAACCACCCCTCGCATTGTCTTATACAACGGGTAGTCTTTCCCTGCTACCTTGATAGTTGTCTGCTTCATTACGATACTGTTTTAGTCTCGGTTTTACCAATAATACTTATGGTGGCACTGTAGGTGCTGTTTCCATCGTGAGGAGCTTCGCGGCTTACTTCGGTAATGTAACCGCTGCCTTCCTCGTACTTATCGCCCACCTCTTCGGCACGCTCGGCCACGAACTCATCATCAGTCGGGCGGCCGGAAAGCTTAAACATGATTACCTCGTCGGCATCGTGCTTTTCCTTAAGGTCGAAATAATCGAACCCGTCCCAGGTGTGAAGACCTGAAATGTTGATGGTAGAAACACCATGTTTTCCAGGCTTGATTTCGGTATATTTCCCGGTCTCCTTTGAGCTCACCTCATTGGGGCTCATAGAGTGGGAGATGCTGTGTGATGTGGCGTGTGCCCCGGGTACCCATACCGGCACCGCGGAAGTACCTGTATTGAAGTAGAGCATTATATCGCCACCATGTGTAACTGCACTCATTGTTTTTCCTCCTTATCTTTACGTTTTCCAAAAATCCACCAGCCGTCTTTTTCCTCTTCTTCCTCAGCCGGTGCCTGCTCCTGTTCGTTCGACCAGGTGCCCTGGTTCTCTCTGCCTTTTATCTTCTGCTTGCCAATCTCCATCAGAGTTTCAGGCTTATCCAGAATAGCACTGTAGAACCAGGTACCTGCTCCGGCTCCAAGAGTAAAGCCAAGCAAGAATGCGGCAATAAACCGCCAGGGTTTAAGTCCCGTCAGCATCGTCTATCCAGTTTGAGAGTTTGTAAATCTGCCGGGCAAGGCGCCGTTTTCGATATACACCGTCACCTTCGCGGCTTCCTGCTTCATTGGTATTGCCTTCCACAGTTATTACAGTAGAACCTCGCCAATTGTCTATAAAGCCCACATGTGCAATTCGCTGTTTAGATTTAAAGTAGATCCCAAACACATCGCCCGGTTGTGGAGGTCGTTCCTGCCTGTCATATACCTTGCTGTTAGGAAACCAGGCGGGAGACCAGGCAGCCGCTTTGGGGCCGTCTATTCCGTTTGTCTCAAGTGTCCAGTTTACAAAGGCAGCGCACCAGGCATAGCCTTTTCCGAATCCTGCTGATGCCAGGTATTTTTCAACGTCGGCACCGTCGTTGTTTCCTGTTGCTTCACGCACGCCCAGCTCATCGGTGTAGGTATGGACAACCTGCTCTCTGGCAGATTGTCCATCCGTCACCATCAGGGTTGCTAACAGGAAAAGAAGAGATATCAAAAGTCCTTTCATTTCAATGGTTTTTTAATGGTTTTACAAAACACTTGTAAGTACTATTACTGCTCCGAAGAAGTACACGGCAAACATTGCCAGAGAGAACCATAACCGGAAGGTGTTGTTGGTATGCACCGAGAATATCTGCCCCAGGTAATCGTCCACAAACTTCCCGATGTTGGGGAACACGATACGCAGTGCCACCCAGCTAAAGGCGGTTGCAGCGAAGTACATTACCAGTCCGAATACCAATGCCTGGAACAATCCGGCATCGTCAACCCCGGCGGTGGGATCTATCATTCTCAGGATGGTGCCGCTAAAGGCCCACACTATGAGTGCCACCACAAATGGGATGTACTCATTCCAGTGTTTCCTGATGCTCTTCCAGCTCTTTCTTACGAATTTTGCGAAGTTCTCTTTCATGGCGAATCTTTTGTTTTATGGTGTACCAGGCTGCAAGTATTGTGAATACAAAGGCAACATTCTGAAGGAACCATGTTACCAGTTCGGGGATATCAGTAGGTATAATTTCTATGAACACTCCGAGTATGAAACTGAATACCCCTCCGAGCAGCCTGCCGTGTTCTTGTAACATAGCTTTCATGGCTTAAAAGAAGCGATCAGAAGCAATGTTGCTTCTGATCGCTTTGGGGTTATACAGTATCCTCAAGGAGAGCGACCACGCCTTTCTCATCCTCGCGGTTGATGGCTGCACCAAATCGGGTGTAAGAACTGATTAAGGTTCCTCCCAGGTAAGCTGCCTGATCTGCGTTGATTGACGCATGCGCATTACCCTCGGCATGACAAACCATCTTATCGTGCCAGAACAAGTTCCCAGGACGGTCGGTGGCAGCAAGCTCATTAAGAGCCTTTTTAACAGGGGTGGCTGCACTTGAATACAGAAGACCTGTATGCATGGCCTCGGTCGAGCGGGTAAGGATTTCCATTCCGGCAATCTTACCAAGGATACCTGCCTCAAGCTTGGAGGTGTAACCTGTCTTTTCGTAGTTCACGAAGTCAGGCTCATTCAACAGGTCGGTGTAGGTATCGGCAGTAACCAATCCATACCAGTTGCCGGGCAAGCCGGAAACATTCATACGCAGCAGAAGATTGAAGATCTTCAGCATGTCGGCCTTGGTCACAGCCTTGCGCTGTCCGGTAAGACCAATCACGTTAGTTGCCCTTGCGCTACCGCTTGACTTAACCAGGTTGGTATTTACCTGAGGCCCCCAGTTTACAACAGCAATATCAGCACACTTGGTGTTGATTTCGGCAGCCTGCTGGGCCTGCTTGGTTTGCCTTTTGTTGTAATTGGTAAGGATCTCACTCTCGGCAGGAATAAGAAGAGGCTCGGCATATACCAGCTCAACCGGATAAGTGCTCTTGCTGTCGTTGGCAGCTTCAACTTTGAGAGGGTAACTCGCAGGCTCGCCCTTCTTCGCCTTATTGATAGAGCCCTGCTGGGGCTTCTCTACCGATACGGCATCAACCGCCACACCGGTCTCTGCAACAGACTTCTTATAGAAGCTGTTGTCAGGGTACAATTGCTTCTGCAACTCCTTGGAATATACAGTAGTTCTGATTTCGCTCATTGTCTCTTTAATAAATGGTTAGAAACTTGGTTAATTAGTCGATCTGCACATCTGCGCCAGCCTCAACGAAGTTGGTGCCGTCGTAAATGAAAGTTGCAGTCTTGGTCTTTCCGGCCACACCTACCAGGGCTTTTCCCTGCATTCCGGTACCGAAGTTGGTAGCTTCAGTGGCAGCAGTTTTACTCTTTACAAGCATGATAGCACCAACACCCACACTGTCCTCAACAGTCAGGTTGATCGTACGTGCTGCGGTTGCCTGAACGCTTACACCATCGATGATGGTCATCTCGTTCTGAATGGTTACGGCCTGAGTGCCGGAGGCAGTGAGCGGGGTCACTGTAGCATCTCCGAAGGGCCACTTTACAATTGGTTCCATTTTATCGCGGTTTAAATCGGGTTACACAATACGATTACAGAGAAGCTTCGTACTCATCGTACAACTCTTCAAACTTCTCGGGGTCATCCTGCTTCAGCTTAGCCAAAGCCTGAGGGTCGTGACGCTGATACCAGTCGAAAGACTTGGCAGCCTTAGGGTCTTTCTTTCCCTGAGCATCTTTTACCAGGTCGCTCAAACGTGCCTGGGCACCTTTGCCATCCTTACCGGTGTCTTTCTCCTTGCCGGCGTCTTTCTCCTTGCCGGTGTCTTTCTCTTCGGCAGGTTTGGCAGCAGCACGAAGCTGATCTACCACCCCGGTAAAGAGGTCAAGATCCTGCTTGGCCAGCTTGGCCATCATCTCTTTATTGTCATCGGTAATGACATCCTTAGCCATTTCGATATGACGATCAACAAGCTGCTGTTCGCGCTTATCCATGGCTTTCAATACGGCCTCCTCATTGCTGTCTTCCGGCAGGCCCAGTCTTGCAATAACTTTCTTCATTGGTTTTGCTTTTTTTGGTTGGTATTCATCATCGTTTAGCTTTGCCACAAGCTTTTTAGGGGCCATGGCTGCCAACTCTTTTTTACCCGTAGTTACAACTTCATCAACAAGTCCTGCCTCAATGGCCTCTTTGGCATCAAACCAGGTGTCTGTTCTCAGGAGCTTCTTAATGTCATCCTCGCTCTTACCACGTTTACTCAGCAGAGTAACCATAATGCCCTTCAGCGACTCCAGGGACTTCTTATCCTTAGCGCTCAGGTTTTGCACCTTGTTACCTTCTTCGTCTTCGTAGTAGGGAGAGTGGATCATAATGCGTGCGTAGTCGTTCATGCGCACAAAGTCGGCGGCGGGGAGGAGGGTGGCGGCCATGCTGGCGGCCACACCATCCACCTGAACTATGATAAAAGCTTTGGAACTCATCATTGCACTCACAATGCTGAGGCCCTGATTGACAGAACCACCATCGCTATTGATGCGAATAACAATCTCATCGTACTCCTTCTCGGCATACATAAGTTCCTGGGCAAAGTAATCGCCGTCTATCTTTTCGCCAATAAGCCCATACAGCAGGAAAGTTATCTGCTTTCGGTCGCGGGCAATGATATGGCGTGTTTTCAGTTGCATAGGCTTATAAGTTCAATTGTTCGTGCTCGTATTCCGGGCATTGTTGAGATACAAATGTGAGCTATTGCCGGGCAGATCCATAACCACAATCCAAGGTCTGGACGAATTAGTCCAGCCCTTGGAGTATTTCCTGAATTAACGGGCATTCCGAGGCACCTTGCGGGCAAAACCTGTTGAATTATGAAGGAAAGAGATGCCGCACGCATTCTGTACACCGACGGCTGGGCACAAAAAGAAATTGCCCGAACCCTGCGCAGGTCTGAAAAGACAATCTGTAAATGGAAGCAGGACGATAACTGGGAGATGCAGAAGAGCCGAACGCTTATTGAAAAGCAGACTGCCGAAGAGGGAGTGTGGGAATTGATAAACTACCAGCTGACTGCTCTCAAGAACATTAAGGATGAGTACCAGAAAGAGGGTGCCACAAAGCTCATAAGCAAAGGAGATATTGATGCTCTGCAAAAGCTATTCACTACAGTGAAGGCAAAGGAACTGGAATGGAGTGCCATGATTAAAGTGCTGAGGGAGTTTTCGCAATGGCTGAAAGCTGAGAATCTTGAATTGGCTCAGGAACTGGTGGAATTCATTGAAGCCTACCTGAACGAAAAACGCAAGATGATATGAGCGATCTCTCGGTAAAAGCAAAAAGAGAGTATCAGCAGTGGCTCGATGAGAAGTTGAGCATACAACGTGCGGCACCATCTGTTCACGAAACACTGCGCCAGAAGCAAAAGCGCATTAAAGAGCTTACCTCTTCGTTTTCAAAATTCGCGCATTACTACTTCAGCCACCTGATGGATTCTGATTTTGCATGGTTTCACAAAAAAGCCGGTAAGGAAATCCAGGACAACCCCGACCTTTTTGCCGTACTTGAGTGGCCCCGCGAACATGCAAAGTCTGTCTTTGCTGATATCATGATCCCCATGTTCCTGAAAGCACGCAACGAGCTTACAGGAATGATGATTGCCAGTGCCAACAACGAGAAAGCAAAAGGGTTGCTGGGCGATGTTCAGGCAGAGTTGATGCTGAACAAACGTTTTATTGCCGACTTTGGCGAGCAGTTTAGCCTGGGAAACTGGCAGGATGGTCACTTTACTACTGTAGATGGTGTGGGATTTTGGGCCTTTGGCCGTGGACAGTCGCCCCGTGGTACCCGCAAAAGCGACAAGCGACCCAATTACGGAGTGGTTGATGATATTGACGATGCTCAGATAGTTAAGAACGAAGCCAGGGTAAATGAAATTGTGGACTGGGTACTGGGAGATTTCTACGGAGCCATGCCCAACACAGGCAGCCGGTTGATTATTGCAGGGAACCGTATTCACCGGGCCAGCATCCTGGCTAAACTGGTAGGCGATGTAGAACCGGAAGATCCCAAACGTCAGGGCATCGTTCATATTAAAGTATATGCACTTGAGAACAACCGCCACCAAAAAGACCTGAGCACATCGGGCCGCCCCGCATGGAAAGAACGCTACACCAGTGAGATGATTCTTAAGAAGATGACCCGCATGGGGTGGCGGCTTGGTCTTCGGGAGTTCTTTCATCAGCACATGGTTATTGGCCGCATATTCCAGGAAGACGATCTGATATGGGCACAGCTGCCCGACCTCTCGACTTACGATAAGCTGGTAACTTACAACGACCCTTCTTTCAAGGGTACCAAAAAGAACGACTACAAGTCTATTGTTCTGGTCGGTCGCATTGGCAGGTACTTCGATGTTATTGATGTGTTTTGTCGTCAGTGTACCACGGGCGAGATGGTTCGAGGACATTACAACATAGCCGATAAGCTTCCGCAGAATGTCAATTGCCGCCATTACATGGAAGCCAACTTTATCCAGGACACACTTATTGAAGAGTATTATAAAGAAGGCGACAAGCGTGGAGGGAATTATCTGCCCATACGTGGCGACCGCCGCAAGAAGCCCGACAAAGAGGGACGCATCGAAAACCTTTCACCACTTACCGAACAGCACGTTTTGCGCTTCAACATGGAACTGAAGCAGGAACCCGACATGCAGATACTGCGTGAGCAGTTCCTGGCATTCCCCGATGCCGACCACGACGATGGCCCCGACAGTGTGGAAGGTGCTCACTTTATGCTCAACAAAAAGCACAGCCGCAAAGGCCCTGCATCGGGTGCCCGCAGCGGTGGTTACAAACGCAATAATTCAAGGAGGGATTGATATGGACTTTATTCTGAAGGAAGATTACGCAACGCGGGTTTCCACATCCATCATTGACCAGATTACAGGTGGCGATGATGAGCTGTTGAACGATGCCGAAAAAGATGCAGGCGCACTCATTACCGACCGCCTGAGCGATAAGTACAACGTGCAGGCCGAACTGGCCTTTACAGGAGACGAAAGAGACAGGAGTCTCATGCGCTGGATGATTAGCCTTTCACTCTATTACATATATGCACGGGTGCCCGACGAAGAGATTCCCGAACGGGTAATAAAAGATTACGACGACACCCTGAAGGAACTTGATAAGATAGCTGGCGGACGTTACGGATGCAGCCTGCAAAGAAACACTACTGCCGATGGCGAGACAGCCACATCTATACGAATGGGCAGTAACAATCCACGAACACATAATCCTTACTTCTCATGAAATTAAGCAACTTATTGAAGGGCTTCAAAGCCCAGGACAATACCCCAGAAAAGGGTACACGCCACAGCCGGAAGGCACAGAAGAAGAGCCCCGACCGGATTAAAATGGAGATGAAAACACTCCGCCAGGCAATTGAGAATGCACTGGATGCCGATAACCCTGACCGCATAGACCTGATTGGCATCTATGAGAATTCTGTGCGCGATAGTCATGTTCATGCTCAGCTGGAGATTGCCAGGAATAAAGTAACAAGCAGCCCTTTTGTGCTTACCCGCAACGGCAGCGAAGACGAGCAGGCAACAGAACTGCTGCGCCGTGAGTGGTTCGAAAAGTTTTTGAGCATTGTCCTGGACAGCGAGATGTGGGGTTATACCCTTGTGGAGGCTGGCGACATTAACGATGAGGGAGAGTTCGTTGATATGATTACATTCCCACGCCGCAACGTATTGCCGTTTAAAAAGGCTATCTGCTTCGACAGCGATGCGCCCGGCAACAACATCCCTTACAGCAATGAGGAGGGAACCCTCAAGCCCGAAGACTTCTTTTTCATAGAGCTGGGCAGTGCCGAAAAGCTGGGCAGTCTTGAACTGATAGCCCGTGAGGTTATCTGGAAAAACTTTGCAAGGAGCGATTGGTCGCAGGCATCTGAAAAGTACGGAATGCCATACCTGAGCATCAAGACAGACACTACCGATAAAGCAGAGCTTGATCGCATTGAAAGCATGGCCGCCAACTTCGCCGCCAATGGTTATGTAATTACCGACCATGACGATGAGATTGAGATTAAGCAGGCTCAGAACACCGATTTTTACAAAATCTATCTGGAGAACTCCCAGTATTGCGATGAGCAGATATCGAAGTGCATCAACGGGCAGACAGGCTCAAGTGATGAGAAGTCTTTTGTAGGAAGTGCCGAAGTGCATGAGCGCATTCTCAACGACTTCCATGCGGCAAGGCTGAGACGTTGCACCAACGTGGTCAACAACAAGCTGATTCCTTTCCTGGTATATCACGGTTATTCGCTCGATGGGTGTAAGATTAAATTCACCGACCTGGAGCGCAAGCCGGCACCCGACCCGAAGGAACCGGAGCCACCGGCACAGCCCGGTCAACCACAGGCGCGCGGCCCTGTAAAAAAGCGCAGAGCCGTCTCACAGGACTTACCCTGGTAAGTGAGAACGGCGATGAATTCAGCGGGTATCTGAAACGCATACACCAGGGACAGGAAGGAATTGACCGGGAGATATGGGAACGCAACTACCGGGAACTGGCCGGAGCGGTGTCGGAAAAAATGGGCAGTCTGGTAAGTACTACCTACAACAGCCGCGATTGGGCATTGAACGAACAGCTTACTCACAACGCCGGGGTATTTGCCGCATTCAAGAACCACCAGGAGCAGAAAGAACTGGTATCATTGCTGGTTGACGAAAACGGCGAGGTACGATCGTTCAGTAAGTTCAAGCAGGCTGCCGGTCCAATAGCCGAGAAGTACAACAAGAACTGGCTGACAACAGAACACAACCAGGCACTGAGCTCGGCAGAGATGGCAAAGAAGTGGAACGGGTTTAAAGCCGACCAGGACTTATACCCCAATCTTGAGTATGTGGCCGTAATGGACAGCCAGACCAGGAGCAGTCATGCAAAACTCAACGGCACCATTCGCCCCATTGATGATCCGTTTTGGGATGGGCACTACCCGCCACTTGACTGGGGTTGCCGATGTGATGTGGTGCAAACCGATAAGCCTGCCAAAGGCACCACCGACGTGGAACCGGGCAGCGGATTTGACCACAACCCCGGCAAAACAGGTAAGCTCTTCAGCGACAGTGCAGGTTATTACGATGTGCCGGTAACCGAAGCCAACCAGGTAAAAGGCATGGCCGATGAGCTGATTAAAGATGTGATGATTCGCCAGGCACATACCGAACTCCGTAACCGCTTCGTGCGAAGTGGTAAGCTGAAGGTAAGCTTCGAAAAATCGGGCATCGAAAGAACTGCAAAGATTAACGCAGCCGAGAAAGGAACCAAAGCCCTGGCATTGCTTCACAACAGCGAGAACGTGCAACAGCTGATAAAAGCAGGTGTACACTCCGTGAGTGGCAATATTCACACCTGGACAGGCACCGATGCAGGCATCAACTTTGTGATTAAAGCCTTTGAAAGTGTGCAGGGAACGCTGGTATTTGACTCAATAAAACTGATATGATATGGCAAAGAAACTGCAACCAAAGCTGCGACAGGTGCAAAGCGATATGGAAAAGCTGATTGAAAGAGATCTCCCGAGAGTTGTGAAGCGTGAGGGACTTCAATTCATCAGCGACAACTTTGCACAGCAGGGTTTCCAGACAGGCTCGGGTGTGAAAAAGTGGAAGAGCCGCAAGCCGCCAAAGAGCAAAAAAGAGAAGCGCAGGCAGGGCCGCAGCATACTGGTTGACCGGGGCCACTTGCGGCGGGCGTGGGATCAGGACAGTAAGGCCAAGCCAGGCAAAGTGATTTTTGAAAACACCCGCCCATATTCCGAAGTACACAACGAAGGCGGCAAGGCAGGGCGAGGCAGTGGCTTTACCATGCCCGAGCGGCAGATGATTGGCGAGAGCGGCAAGCTGGATGATATGATAGGTAAGAAGGTGGACAAACTGATGGACAAAATCTTAAACAAATAAGCTATGTATTTCCCGATTTATAAAGCAATAGAGGCAGAGCTGAAAAAGATACCGGAACTGGAAGATGTTCAGTGGTACAATGCTCAGTACGAAGGCACCATACACACGCACCCGGTGGCATTTGTGGAGTTTCCCGACCCTCTGGAGATGGATAAGATAAGCAAGACCCTGAGCGAAGGCGAAGTATTGATACGTGTGCATGTAACAAGCAAGGTAATAAGCCGGCACGATACTGCTGTACCCGATATCGCCATTCAACAAAACGAAGAAATTGCAACGCAGATTAAAGACAATTTAAACGGACTTGTACCTGTGTGGGGTGCACAGGTTGCCACACGGTTAAAGCATGTGGAGTGGCAGCATTACCACCGGTGGAAAGGCTGGATGGTTACGTTTGTGAGCTTTACGTGTAAGATTAGGGAATAGGTGCGGTGGATTCCTATCCGCCGTAATACAAAGAAAGCCCCGGAATCCCCGGGGCTTTCTGTTACTCTTCGTTCATTCTCATTGCACACTCATAAGCCGGTTGAAGCTCGTTGAGGAATAAGAATATCCAATTAAACTGGAGGGTCGATTCTTCGTGCTGATGCCTGAGCAGGTTGTATATCTCTGTCTGTAACTGCATCCATTCATCAATTGGGTCGGGACTGTTAATCTCTATGATTAGCTTGTTTTCTTCAAAGCGTACCATACTATTTCCCTCCTTTCTTTTCTGCTCTTACCGAGCTGTAAAACTCAAGGGCCAGTTGGCGCACCTTGCCCGACTCGTACCGAAGCTTTGCAAAGCGGGGAGAGAGGCAGGCCACCCGACACAGTTGGAAGTGTTCCTGCGGATGTCGCTTGCGCATTACATGAATGGTGCCACTACTGCTGCTATACCCTGCTGCTTCAAGAATCTCTTTACGTGGGTAGCCTACCACCCCGTTTTGAATAATCGGCCATACACCGCCAAGAGGTTCAGCCATTACGGCATCGCCTCTCATTAGCTTTACAAGCATTTCATCAACAGCAACACTAAATTCAGGACTCAGCCACTGGGCATAGCGCATAGCAACCCGGTAATCCATTGCCCAGGTTCCTTGCGCTCCAATTTTGCCACCCTTCTTAACTTTCAGGAGATCAGCCGATCCGCATTTCTGAGAAACGCTCAAGGCTTCAATGTATTCCTTTGCTTCAGAAGACCTTAGCCAGTTATCTGGTCTCTTCGCTTTTCCAAATGGTTTTGACATTTGGGTAAGGTTAACATGTACATTGCCATCTATCTTTTCAATAGCAATCATTTTGTGATCGACTTCGATCATTTGCAAGTTCGTAACTTGCTTTTTGTTTTTTGTTTCCATTGTAAGACGTTAAATGGTTATAACAAGAACACTGCCCATTTAGGTGCGTCTTACAATTCAATCGCGGAGCGAAGAACCAGCCTCAGCTTTCGCTTTTGGCCACCATGCGGGCAGTGCCTTTATGTTAAAAAATAAACTCAGATTGGATTGCTCCTGAGTGAATTGAATTGTAAGACAAGAGCAAATGTATGTGATTTATAACAATTCATCAACTTTTTTTGCACTTTCTTGTAATGAATCGTCTTTTTTGTCCATCAAATCAGCTACATATTTTGTCCAAAAAATATTGATATGAATACTGTAAGTGTCTCCAACGTGCTGAAAACTCATTTTGCTTGGAACGGTAACTTCAACATACTGTTCTTTGCTATCATTAATAAATATAAGACCTGGCTCTTTACGGCACAATAATAATGGATTAGGAAAATATGTATGCTCTGTGACAAGTTCATATCCTGCTCCTAAAAATGTTTTTTTTATATCCATTAGAAGAATTTCTGCATTCTTTTTGCCTAAGTTTTGTACAAACGGCTTAGGAAAGGCAGAAAGCACCAACCCGGTTAATCCTTTGTTTTCTCCTTCATATACTGAGTGTGGCACTAGTGGGCCAAACTCCCAATCATTGATATATAATTCATGGCCATCTCTGTTAGCTCTAACAGTTTTACTCACTTCTCTTTTAGTCATCCCAAAAGTAATATCTCCGAAAGCTTTTACAGGCTCCTGTGAGTAGATAGGTGTTGCAATAAAGGCAATAAGAATTGCGCTAATCAAAAACTTTTTCATAACAATACGATTTAAAGAGTGATTAAATAATGTTTAAACGTAAGATTCAGATTTGATACCCTTGAGCTCCTTAGCGGCAGGGATAGCCAGATACTCGTAGAAAGTAGAGCGTGAGATAAAGAAGTGAGGGCGAATAAGCGTTTCAAAGATGTACTCATTGGTGCATCCCTTGCGGGTGTATTCCAGATAAATCTCCTGCACTTTAAGCACTTTCTTGAGGTGGTTTTTTCTACTGTATGCCATATTCGCCCCGGGTTTAGTTTTCGTAAAATTAACAAAATTCCACGAATCTCACACACCCTGTTGCTACAATGCTGTGGCAGCGCTCTGGTCGGGTGTGTAGTGGTTGCGGTTGTGTTCTATCGTTCTCAGCGATTCGTCCAGGGCGGTTTCTTTATCCTCTACCGTGGGGGCAATAGCCCTCAGCTGTATTTCGCTCATCTGGCGTTTTACATCATCGGGAATTACCTTGATAAAATCAACCTCCGTTTTGGCGGTTTCGATAATTGTGCCCAGCAGTCCGCGGATCTCCTGTGCCTGCTTCACTTCAATTCTGCCTTCTTTCAGCATCTTAATGGTGTCGAGTGCCTCGGTGCGCACTTCGGAAAACGTTACTTTACTCATCTTCGTTTAGTTTATTGTTAATAATCCTGGTTAATACTCTCTTTGTTTGCAACAGCTCCTGCAACTCAGGTGGCAGATTAAGGAAAGTATTGCGCTTCATGTTCTCTGCCCTGGTTATCATCTTAAGGTTATTCAAGCGCACATTCACAGGGTTGCCATCCTTAAAAATCACTATGCAACCATCGGGCACGGGGCCGTTTTCGCGCTCCCATACCACCCTGTGCAGAAACTTATACTCTCCTTTGCTCACCCTTATTTCAATGTATCCGTCTTTGCTTATTCGGGTGTGCCCATCGTGTTTGGTGTTATGTGGCTCGTTACCTTTTTTAAACCAGGTTCGCTCAACACCCGGGGCATGCCAGCCTTTCATTCCCTTATTCCAAACCCGTTGCCCCTTTTTAAATTGGTGCTTACGGCCCGGGTGGTTGGGATCTTCCATGTTCTTACGCGACATCTCTGCAACACACTCCTTTGTCTTTTTCAGCCCCAGGGAATTTGCCTGATTCCATACGCTACTGGTTGTCAGTCCCAGCTCTTCTGCAATTTCGGGCGTGGGGCGGTGCGGGTAATGCTTGCGTAAGTAGTCGCGTTCGGCTTCGGTGTAGTAGTGGCGTTTATTCATTGTCTATCACAAATTTGGTATTAAAGATTGTCCTTACTTCCCGGCACTTCTTCACTCCGTTGTAAGTCTTTCCATTTTCCCTGGCATAGTCGGCTATGGTCTGAAGGTTGAGATAGCCCCCGGCCAGTTCAATAATTTGAACCAAAAACTCATTGGGATCATCAACCTGCATCACATATTTGTGAAGGTTTACTTTCAGACGTCGCTCAAATTCTGCTTTCTGCATGGTTCAGTTTTTTGAAGTGGGGTTATAATGGCGTTAGCGGTAATGCTAATCAGTTCCATAATGGGTGTTCGCATTCATCACAAAAACCGACCCTTACATTCCCATTATCTTTTTTAACATTTACCGCCCCACAATCAGTACATTTATATACTTTAAATCCTTCAGGCATTACCGCACTACCGCTAACATGCTGTATATTGCAGTTGCTGTCTGGTTTTTGACCTTCGTTCGCTAACATTTCTTTGTGATAGTACTCTGCAAAATCTTGTGCTTCCGCGCTATCATGTACTGGATATCCACTGTTTGTTGTATGATGCTCTCCGCACCAATCTTTGTATACTTCATCAATATTTTTCATAATCCGCTCACTATTTTAAGTTATTGAATTGTATTCCGTTAATTACCGTCCGTCCTGTACCTGTCGGCAACCGACAACATACCGCTTTTACGTTATAGGGCATTTAAAGAAGCGTTGTAAACATCTTTCCCGCCATCGCACGGTTCTAAATTAAGTTTTGCGCCTGTCATATATTCAAAGTCTCTTTTTGTTTTTTCTGGGTTAAGTGTTGCTACTGCACATTTTAATCCTTTTTCAATATTCATTTTTAGTTGAATCATTTGCGAAAATGACTTCCCGCTCGGTCTACTTTTAAATTCGTATTTCATAATAAAATCAGTTAAAAACGCCCTATAACATTTTGTAAATGCAAACAGGGGCATGTTCTGTATGCAAATATTTGTTCTTTAATTATTGTTTGTGCCATTTGACAGGAAAGTGTTCCCAAATCCCTGTCTGCACTTACAATTTACCGTTAGCATTAATTTGCCAACGCACACAGCTACATCAAGTTTGGCTCTTCTAATTGGCAATGTTGTAATATATAATCACAAATTGAATCCGTACTATATCCAAGCAAGTAGCCAACTAAAGCGTGTTCGCTCGGGGTTTCTGGTTTCATTGGCATTTCTGCGATTAAATATCTAAGTGCTTTATTTTTATAAATGTAGATTGTACGCCAACCCTCACCATTAAGCTCTGATGAATAGTGTAGTTTGTGTTTATTAATTATGCCTACAATCTCATAGTAATATCTTTCTTGGTGCGGAAGTAGGCTTAATGGCTTTGCCCCGCGTTGCACCATTTGGCAATGCTCTTCAATTTGTGATTTTAAATATTCGTTCATTTTTTAAGTGTATTTCCACCGCTCAAAAATTAATGCTAACAAGCGGTCATAATTAATAAAGCCGTAAGGTTGTTTAGTTCTTCAATTCAGCGGTGTGGTACGGCTTTACTAACCATACCGCCAAACCGTTATGTAAAAGGGGTGAGGAAGCATATTGCACTGTTTTCACCAATGTTTGTCATTGTCTATGCAATGGGGTTTACAACTCCCCTGCTACTCACCACCAGATACATAACAATATAGATTAAAGCACATTCCGTTCTATTGAGATATTATTGCTGGTCACAACAACAATAAATTCATCGCGCTTAACCGCCAGTGGGGTTATCTTTCCAAGGTGTAGTAAAACGTTGTGGGCGGCATCATTCAGCCTTTCATGAGTCCTTCTTAATACATTTAAGGATTCCTCATGGCTTTTAATATCCTCTTCAACTGCCTCTTTTTCAAAAGCTATTTCAACGAGAAATTGAGCACCTTCAATCTCACTGTTTTGGATTCGGTTAACGACTCCTGAATAGTCTAAATCGGTCATTTCCATAGGTAAGTTTTTTGAGGTTAAATATAGCTTTCACACTTGGTGCAATAGTCAGGGTATTCGTTATCCTGGCTTTGCTTTACGAACTTGTAGGGGTGTTCGCAGACTGGTTCTTCTTGAGCGGTCAGGCAGTCGCATTTATGGGTTGTAACGCCACCACCAAAAGAACCACCTGTTGTATAAGATCCGGTATCGTTACATATAGGGCAGTTTGCCCGTTCAACATCTTCAAGGTCACAAACCTTTTCTACAACACATACCTTTGAGGGGTATTCATCAATACTATCTCCTGTATAGGGGCCATAAGAGGCAACGATTGTTGCCTGTGATCCGTCAGTAAAGTAAAGAACCAGGAAGCCTTCATCATCGAAGCCTGCCTTCTTCTTTTGCTTTACATCCTTAATTGTCTTGCCTTTTAAACTCTTGATATTCATCATTATTTACTGTTTAATTGTTATTCAAATTACCCTTTGCTTTTTCCAATTCCAATACTCCATTGCCAATTGGTTGATATTGCTATCCAGGTAAACAGACATTGTAAAGCCATCGTACACCAGGTCGGCATATTTGAGTGTCGTACCTGAAATCAAATCCATGGTTGCCTGAAGTGCCTGGGTAATTGTGGCGCCATGTACCGGCATTAACTCGACTGACTGGTTGGGGGTAAATGTGATACAACTCATAAGCTCTCTGTTTTTAATTGCGGAAATAAAGAACGGTCAGCATTGAATTCACCCTCAAAGAAAATGTACATTCCCATCTCTCTGGCTATCTGATATTCCACCCTGGCACCTTTGCTCTGCCCCCAGTCTCGAAGCATATATATGGCATCACAGGTAAGCAGCTCTGCAATATCCTCCTTCATGTAATCGTGCCACGCTTTTCCCTTCTCATAAGGACTTACCTCTGTTGGGTTCACGGGTGTATATCCCTTTGCAAGGAGGAATGAAGAGTGCCAGGCGAACTTTTCTTTAACGGCTTCCATGGGGAGGCCGGTTATTTTTCCTGATACATACACTCTCATCGGCTTGCCTCCTTTTGTAATTTAATTAGGACATTAATTGCCCTTTCGGTGCTGTCGATTTGACTATTAAGGCGAGCTACCTTTCTCTGAAACAATTCCAGAAACTTAGGACTGTCAGCAGCCATCTCCTTGTAATTATCCCGGATGTGCTTTAACTCATCCAGGTGCTCGGCGAGTGCGTAAATTGGACTTTCCATCATATCTTTACCATTAATTTAACATCCTTATCGTAAGGTGTATATTCAACCTTTGTTTTTCTTATCAGGCGACCTGTGCCTTTGCACGACGGGCATTCCACAACATCGTAGGTGTTACTCCTGATGCCCGGGTCTTTAAGTATCTCACCCGCCCCTTTGCAGTCGGGGCAGGCAATTACTTTGGTTATGTATTTATTTCTTGCGTTCATTGGGGTTTCTTTGCGTTGGATATATTCTGCTTTTCAATACACTATCATTGCGGTCGTGGGCGTTGGGGTTCTCTTTGTTCGACAGGTGTTCGTTGTAGCTCATTTCAGCGGCTGCCTGGGTTCGCTCCTTTTCGTAATCGGCAAATGCCGAGAGCACCTTATTCTCTGTAAGCTGTGTGCCGTACTGTTTGCTTTTCTTCATCTGCTGAAGTACGTAGTAACAATCCTCCAGGGAATAATAATAGAAAGTGCTTTGTATCTCAGCAGACATTGCCAGAGCCGTTTCTTCATCAAACTGGGTGGCGAATGCCTGGGAAGCTTCAACAAGCAACACTGCCAACACACCCTCAACCTTCTCAAGCCCGTGTCTTCGCTTGAGCCACGACATTGCCGGATATCTCTCCCTGACAATCTGCGCGGGGGTAAGTCTGGCAAACGCTCTAACCAGCTCCACCCGAGAAGCGCCTGCGGAGATCATCGGCAGTATTGCGGGACGCTGTTTGGCCGGTGTTTGTTCCATTCTTCAATTGGTTAATTATCTTATTCAACTGTGAGTTTACAAACTTGAGGTCGGCATTCTTGCGATAGAAGGGGTCGAGCCGGTTCCATCGTTGCAGGATAAATTTCCATGCCTCCAGGGCATCCTCATCGCTACCGCTCACCTCTTTCATGTACTTGCCTATTTCCTTGAGTGCTTTGCCATCGGCAGCCAAAAACCGGTAATCCAGGCCCGACTGCTTGCGGTAGAACTCCATCCATGCTTTTCGGGCAGGTGCAAAGAACTGGTCTTTGGCTTTTGGCTCCATCTTTACAAATCTATCCTGAGGCTCAATACTGTCCTCTTTGTCGGGCACCACCTCGGCCAGTAACTCAAGGTCGAGGGTTCCTTTTTTTACTTCAACCTTGCGCAGCTTGCCGCGTGAGTAACTAACGACAAACCGGGCTTTTGTGAATTGTATCTCGTAATTGTTCATAGTCAGATGCGTTCAAACGATTCGATGTTCAATTCATTCTTTAATCCAAGAAAGTCGCGCGCCTCACGGGCATGTTCAGGGCTGTCGAAGTACCAGGCTCCGGCACGGTTAACAGAGTAGCAGTCTTCTCCATCCTTACGGAACTGAAAGAACAGCTTCTCTGAGCCGTTGTGTCTTGTAAGAATGTAAATGCGGTTACATCTGCGTTGAAAGATGCTTGCAATGCTCTTTAATATTGCTTTCATACCTTACCTCCCAACTCCTTAATCATCGTGGCAATACGGCCATGCAGTCTCATTCTGCGAACCCACACCCGATTATACATCTCACTGTTTTCATCAAACTGCCTTGGAAGCGGCCAGGCCTTTAATTCATCCTTCAGCTCGTTAATCGACTGGCTGATTTCAGCTTCCGTGTTCAATTGCGCTGCCTTTTGCAGCTCCTTATTGGAAGGTCTGGGAGCAACAGCCCGGAGAAGATTGCCCCTGAACAATGGCAGCTTATCAATTCCCTCTACCGGGCTGAGCAGCTCTATGTCGTAGAAAAAAGACGACCCATACCTGTGCATATCAATCACGCTGCACTCTTCGCCCTTCAGCGATTCCGGTAACTTTCTGCCGGCAGGCAGATTGTCAATTATTACATTATCTCCTTGTTTTAACATGGCTTAATGATTTTCTAATTGTTTATTATAGTGATGCCGGTGGTATCTATGGTGTTGGGGTGGCTGTTGCTTTGTCTTTCGTTCATTGCGAACCACCAGCACAATTACAAGCAGCCATAACCCCCACAGCACATAAATCATATCTCGTCGGTTGAGATTTCAGAACCCTCCGGGAAATCAACGGAAGTGATCGACAATGGAATACCTACCTGCTTGCCGGTCTTCTTTTCCTTCATGCTTGCTTCAATGAAGAAGGCCGAGCGATGAGGCTTGTAGGCATCTTTAATGATATCCACGGCCTCTGTCAGCGATGGGTCATTGATATCCTTAGCCATCTTTTGCAGCTCAAGCACACGGCTGGGCTTCAGGTTGCCTTTCTGGTCTTTCTTCAGGAAGCCCTGAAGCATACGCACAAGCTTCGCAGTTTCTTCATTCGTACTGAGGCTGTCGATGTATTCGTTCACCTTCGCAATTCCGGCCTCTACGGTGTCGTCCCAGCTGTCGATAACCCGAAAGCCTACAACCACAGAGTTGCCATCCTTATCAGTAAAGGTGTGCGACTGCTGCCCCTGTTTGTACCCGAACAGGTCTTTCTTTTGGCGGAGCAGTGCATTGAGGCTGTTAAATACCTCTGCCTTTTTCTGACTCAGGAAACTACTCAGCACCTGAAGGTCTTTAATGTTACTGGCAACAACCTTATTCACATTCTCCCGGTAATCCTCGCGGGCTTTCTTTTTCTCAGCCTTTTCGGCTTCCTGATCCTGCTGCAATTGTCTCAGCAATTCTGCCCTGTCTTCGGGGCTTAAAGATTTTACATCTACACTCATGATTACTATTTGTTTTTGGTTAATACTATTCTGAACACTTTGATAATTAATGCCAGGAGAAAGAGCGTGGCAATCAATGCACCCAAAGCAATTGGCGCCCACAGTGGGGTAAGCACCCATAACCATGCCCAGTCGATCTGGTTTGTCAGCTTCAGTGTTACGAATATTGCCAGTAGTACTGCATCTACTCCTGCCCCTTGAGATATTGACCTGTCGTTATTCATATTGCAACTGTTATTGTAGTTAAGAATTCAATGTGTCCACTTTCACTGTGTGACCTTTCTCTTCGATGATTTTCTTGTGAAGAAGATCCCAGGGCCTCTTTGCCTGCATCTGCATATCCAGCAGGTCGGCAAGTGACTTTTTAGAATAATCCCAGTCAAGGAATGCTTCGCAGGTGTCCACCCATTCTATCATCCAGTAATACCAGTACAGGTCGCTGGTTATGTACTTACTCACTGCACGCTTGAGGCGCTTGCCCGTGTATCCATCGTTGCGAAAGAGCTCTTCCACAAACTCGCAGCCTGTCTCGTACATCAGTTCCAGATACTTGTCGGGCGTTAATCCGAGCATATTGGTTATCGCCCTTTCGCACCACACGGTGCGCGCTTCCATTGCTTTTGCATTTTGTTTCATGGTTTTAGTTCATTGCTATTCCGTTATACAATTGATTCTTTGCCTCTATTTCTTTTTTGCGGGCAACACTCGCCAGCTTGCGGTGGAGCTCCTTCATCTCCGGCACGGTCATCTCATAGAGAAGTTTCCCGGCAATGCGCTTATCCAACAGGAACTTGTTAACCCGCTGCCAGTCGTTCTGATCGGCATAGACACCACACTTATTGAGCATTGTCATAACGTTGCTTCGCCATTGCCTTACATCAGGAGGTGTTGTCTTTCGCTTGCTTACAGCTTCTTTTAACCGTTCAATTAGTTCATCCATCTGGCGGTCGGTAAGGTCTTTTGAGCTTTCCACACCGTACCCGGCTAGTATATCGCGCTTGTTTGGCAAGGCTCCTGCCTTGTACATGAGCGCGTGTGCGACTCTTCGTTTTTGCTTAATATCCATTGCCTTCGAGTATTTCATCGCCCCAGTATTGTGCGGCTCCGTCGGGGTAAATAATTAATGGCTTTCCTCCACCATATCGGCTCAACACATCAGCCCTGTAACCTTCAACCCATATCTTGACGAAAGAATCATACCTTATCTTTCTCGCCACCCTGCCTTCAGGATGCTTTCCATCTGCGTGCGAAACCCACACAAAAAGCTTTCTTGGAAATCTGGCTCTTAGTTCTTTATATGCCGGGTATGATAAGTCACTATATTGTACACTATCCGTAACTACAATATTGGCACTCTTATGCTTTTCCAGACGCACAATCAACTCATCAATCGGCTCTTGATCTAAAAGGGTTATTCTATGTTTTACTTCATGCATTTGATAGTTCATAAACGCAGTCTTCATGCTTTCGGAACCACCTTCCTCAAGTGAGTTATATAAGACCTTCCCGAACTTCGTCAGATATTTTGAAAGCATTACGGCACAGCTCGTTTTGCCATTAAAAGAATTCCCCCATATAATCCATGAACCTATTCTTTCAGGGTCTCCAAAAGACTCTCTCCACTTACCGGTGAATTGCATCACATTGCGTCTTTTGTTATATAGCTCTGTTACACTAATTGCTCTTGCCATTATGCCTCCTGTGCTTGCTGGTTTAACTTCTGAATCTCAGTGTATATGCGTCGCAAACTGCCTTGGGTTTTGCTGTACAATTGCTGAGGGTTGGGGACGTTGTTCGCTTTTGCAATCATTGCCACCTGCTGACGGTTGAATTTATTCAGCTCGTCTCCTCCATCAGGAGTAATCTTCTGGTAGCGGCTTCCGTAACGGCTGAATATCTCGGTATATCCTACTTTCTTGTTACCAAGATTCTTGTCTATTTTTTTGCGCAACCCATCGGCACCAATCATGTACCAGCCACAGGCATACTCAGTGGCATTCCAGAGAGCTTTCAGCTCCAAAAAAGCAGGGTAATCCAAATCACCGGCCTCATCAAGCACCACAATAGGAGCAGGCACGGAACGTAGATAAAAGACCAGGTCATCATATACATCGCTGTATCTGCCAATAGATACCAGGCCAAACTCGCGGGCAATGGCCCTGATAAGCTTCTGTTTTGTCTTTACCTGTGAGCAGTCGATGTATGCAGCATTCTTATTGTTGCGGCAAAACCACTTAGCAGCGTAAGTTTTACCAACGTCGGCACTGTCACAAAGCAACCCCGACAAAGAGTTATTCTTACAAGCTGCCAGCTGCCCGGTCACAAATTGAAAGACGGGTGTTTTAGCCGTAACCAATTCTTTGCGTCCGCTAATCTCAACCTGAAGCCGGCGGGCAATGGATATCCACTTCGCATCAGCCAGTACATTGTCCATGTCTCCCTTGCGGGTAATGCGCGAAAATTGCGAAGAGCTGATTCCAAGGGCCACGGCCATCTTAGCATCACTTGAGTAATTGTTCCGGCGCTCTTTGATAGCTGCCACAATTCTGTTTTTTAAATCTGTTGTCATCATAGTTCAATCGTTTTAGAAATTATAGAGAGTCCAATGCTCTCTGTATATTGAAATCTTCATCGTCAGAGTAGTCTTCAAAGTCTGTCTCAATCTCGTCCGGTTCCACTATGTCCGGCACCGTTTCCACAATCACTTCATCCTCCTGCTCTTCCTTCTCTATGATGTGAATTTTTGAAAGTGACGCCTTGCCATCTTTGGCAAGCTTATCGAACTGACTTACATACTTGGCCTGTTCGGTGTATGCGCTGCGATCATCGTCTGTTTGCTCAGCCGTGGCAGTATTGTAGGTCTTAATCAGCTCTGCTTTGCAAATAAATGTCCGGTCCTGATAGAGATAGACTTCTTCAATTCCATCCTCGCCAGGCAGATAGTAAGCATCCACCTTGTAGTTATTTGGCTTAAGCTTTTGCAACACCTCTGGAGAAGGCAACTGGTACTTACCATACTGCACCGTTACATATTGCGAGCGACGAACACTTGTTTCGGTGTGGTCTCCGATGTATCGAACAAGAAGCGCGCGGTCGATATCCAACAGATCCGGATTCTGATATCTCTTAAGAACATCCATTCTGGTCATATTTGGATAATACTTCTCATCAGGGTGCTTGCTATTATTGTACTTCTCTATTGTAAATCTGTCATCAGCAACAAGCTGCTCAAATGTGTAAGCCTTCTCCTTCACTTTCATACCTTCATCATCCCACGTTTTTTCCTGACGCGGCCTGTTGGCTTCAAGCTTTGAGTAGAAGCGACCAATACCATCCTGATATCGTTTCTCGTAACCATACTTCTTAAGGCGGTTACCTGTCTCTGCATACTTCTCCTGCGAGTTCCCTGGATTACACCAGCGCACAAATGGGAATATGATTCCGGCTTGCATCAGGTCGTCTTTGAACTTGTTAACCAGGTGATGCTCCACCTCCACCTCGGCAGGCGTGCTCATATTGTGATAGTCGAAGAACTTGAACATGTCGCGAACACAATCAATAAATAGTCCCTCGTCTTTATGCCTGCTATATGAGGCACCAACCACACAACCACTCTTCACATCATAAGCGTAATAGGCTTTTACACGTGTGCCATCAGGCAACTTGCGCGGAAGGTCTCGGTCGTCCATCGAGATTTTACTAAGCGAGAACATGGGCGCGTGACGGTGGTGGTGTGGTCTGCGAATACTTGTGAATTCGTGACTGTCACTCCTGGCCTTATCTACAATCACACGATTCTTAGGATTGTTGATGTAATTCCAGATAGTACTTTCACTCACCATTACCGGCACACCATCTTTATCAAAGAAGTCGTTGCGGTCGTAAATCTCTCCGGTGTCGTAATCAACCACATCTATAGCACCGCTCAGGAATTGCAGATACAAGTCATGCACGCTCGAAGAGAATGGCTTGTTAGGCATAGCATAGAGGGAAAGGATAAGACGCTCCATGTCAGCAGTCACCTTCCTGCTGTTGCTGTTACAATAACCTCTGTGTATAAGAGCGTGATATCCTTCCTCCATGTACTTCTTGTGCCGTTCTTTCAAACGCCTGGGATTAGATGGAAGTGTATGATTATATTTCTTCTTTAAGTCTTCATCACACTTAAGCTGCTCCACTGTCCCGGCAACTGATTCCCATATATGAGAAGTTCGTCCACCCAGGGCTTTTCTCTTACCGGTTCTTTTAGTGATCACTCTGTGAACAGCATTAAGGAGATCAGCATTAGTTGAATATTCGTTAATCACCTCCCCAGGAAGATTGCGGCCATCAGGCAACTTGAATGCACTAAAGTAAGCGCGTGCATGACGATCTGGTATAATGTATTTTTCAAAGTCATTAAAACGTGCTTTTTTGTAAGGATCTCCTTCCTTAGCTACAATCAACGCCTTGAATCTATCGGGAATGCTTTCGTATTTTATCAATGCCGGACGACCAGGCCCACCTCCCTTACGCACAACTTGCAATCGGTCGCGCGAAACCAGGGCATCATAATTGGCTTTGGTCATGATGGCGCCTTCGCCATAAAGCCAGCCGCCCGCAACACATAATATGTTATCGTGATATTCCAGCATATAATACAGATTATTCTGTACTGATTTCAGTTGCTATTTGCTGACGAGATTCAACAAGTCTTCGGAGTACTTCCATTGCTTTCTTATGCTTCTTTGCAGTCGGACGTCTTAGAATTTGGCTGGTATTACCCCTCGTCTCCCCAATGATTTCAGCTACTATGTTTATGTCGCCAAACTTTTTTTGCTCTAAAACTTGTTTTTCTGTCATTTTTCGCCGTAGTTTTGTATTAAACTTGTTACAATATTACAGGATATTCTGTATTAAATCAAATAATATTGGCAAAAAATTTAGAAATATCTGCACGTTTTACAGAAATGCTTGAATTTCTTGAGCTGAAACCGGCTCAATTTTCAAAGCTTCTAGGGTACGATAGGCCCCAAACCATCTATGATATAAAGAGTGGCTCAACAAAACCATCGTCAGATTTTTTTTATAGATTCATTGATGCAGGATTTTCTGAAAAAATTAACTTAGAATGGTTGATTGCCGGAAAAGATCCCATGAAAATGGCCGACAAAAAGAAAGAAGAACCAGACACAACCGTGCATCCCAGTCTATTAATGGAATACCTCAGAGAAAAAGACCAGGACATCAAAGAGATGGCTGAGGAGATCGGCAGTTTAAAGGCTCGTTTAACTTCATTGCAACGCAGATATCATCCTGGAGAAAGCGACAACATGCAGGTTGCAGAACCATAGACACACACACTTTTCTTTTACTTTTCACGCAGAAGCTTCACTAAAGCGCTGTATTACAACGACTCAAGCGCTTTTCACTGTTGTCTTGTTGCGTTTTTTATAGGTATTATCCCCCTTGCAATTTTCAATAAACCCGCTTTTTATTCGTATATCTTTATATTATTACCATATCTAAACACTGTTTTTGTTTGAATTTTGTAAGCCCTTTTGTAAGCCCTTTCGCAAGTCCTTTCGTGTTTTTATCAAATTGTCCAGGAGTATTTATTTGGTTGTTTTTTGGGTGTATAATGGACTTACTTTATTGCTTGTTTTCGCTTATTTGACGGGCTTTTGCAGTATAGTTGAATGGTTGTTGAAGTAGCATAAAAAAAGGGCTACAAAAAGCCCTTAGTTATTGAATCGAAAATGATGTTTTTTTAATAGTTTTGTACAATTCGTTTTGAATCGCTTTTTTGTAATCCTTTATTTTTTAGTGTTTTGCGTGTTTTTGGTTTGCACGTTTTGTTTTGTACCCCTTAC